GCGTATAAACTTTTTTCAATGCTCATGATTTTTTCCTTAAAGCCATGTTTGTTTTTGGGTTGTAGCCAAACGCACTTATTGGTTTACCCGTGCGTTTTGAAGCTCGGTCTTTAGCCCGCTCTTCTGCCGTCATGTTGTTTCTTGCTTCACCTTTTTTGGTGTAACTACCTTTGTCATCTATCATACCTCGCGCCATCAACACTGCACGGGCGGTTGCTTCTGGGTCTTTAGGCGGACTCTTTTGTGTGCGCATTTGTTCTGTTAATCGTTCTAACAAAACGCCTTTGCCCATAAATTTTTGAGTAGCCATATCTGTCCTAGTAGTACGCCGCACGTCTGCGGTATTTGTAAGTTAAGTCTTCTTGCTCGTCTGTTTCAAGGCTAATGAAACCCCCCTGCCTGTAACGCAGCAGTGCCTGTGTGCAAGTATCCACGAAGTCGTCGTGTTCGCCAACTGGAAAACTGGCTATCTCTTCAATTACTTCGCGTGCCCAGCGGGTATCTGGCGCCCACACTTTGCCCGATGTAAACAAGTCTGCCACCGCGTTCAAACGAACCATCTTGTCGTTGCCTCTAGATGGGGAGAACTCTTGTACAGGTATCCCAATCAACCGCAGTTCCTGTATCAACGGCGCACCTGCTGCCTTTTTCTCCACGATAAACGCGTCTGGCTTCCACTCTTTGTAGTGTTTGAGGGCTATGTTCTTTAGCTCTGGGAAGGTCATGCGGTCTTTAAAAGCGTCAAGGAGAATCACATTCGGGCTGCGCTTGTCCTCGTTATCGTAGAAAACGCCCCATGTTGTACAGGCAGAATAGTCTGAGTTGTTCTTTGTCTCAAACGCCGTATCCCAAGACTGGATCACGTACTCACACGGGGGTGGGTCTTCGCCCTCCCATATTTTCCAATCCTTGCGTCCTACTAGCGCTGACATATCTGATGTCGGGTTCTGCATGTACTGGGCGTTCCAGTACCGTGGGTCGATGGACTGCTGGGTGTTCTTCAGTGCTTCTAGGCTCCACTGCGCAGGCCAAAGTGATTTCTCATGATCCGTACCGGCGTCCATGATCGCTGGCAGCTCGACTATTTCCCAAGGGATGGTCTCTGGGTTTTTGATCTGGTAGTCGATCAACCGCCCTGTCAAGTCCAGCAAACTCCACCGGGTCATGATCACGATGATGGCACCGCCCGGCATCAGACGTTGTAGCGGACCGGTTTGAAACCAAGACCACGCATTGTCAAACGCCAAGCGGCTGTTCGCCTTCATATCCTGTTCAGAATGTGGGTCGTCAATAACAAATAAATCTGCTCCGCGACCAGCCAAAGCGCCGCCAACACCAGCTGCGTAGTACTGACCACCAGCACCAGTACTCCATTTCCCAGCCGCTTTTTGGTCGTCTGCGACAACCGTGTTTGGAAAGATCTCACGGTACTCCTCACTATCTATTAGATTTCGAACTCGTCGTCCGAAGTCTTCTGACAAGCTCGCCGTATGGGTGCCCATAATAATTTTCTTATGGGGGAAGTTGCCTAAAAAATAGGCAGGAAACAGGTAAGAGCTGAACTCTGACTTACCCATACGTGGCGCAATATTAATAATGACCCGCTTTTTCTTCCCATCGACTACGTCCTGGAAGATTTTTGCCAGCCGTCTGTGGTGCGGGCCTACTTTAAACCCTGGATAGACGCGTTTTGCAAACTCTATCGGGCTTGTTTGGGCTAATTTTAAGTTACCCCGATCTTGTTTTTTATTTAAAAGCGCTAAATAGGCAACTTTTTGCGCTTTATTCATGTGTTTGAGCGCTTTTTGCGCTGCTACCGCTTCTTGGGGGGTTAGAAAATCATTATTCATCTGGCGTGTCCGGTAGTTCTTCTACATCCACCACGTCTACCGCGCCCATGTAGCGTTCAAGCTTCTCTTTAATCTGCCTGTCCAGCTCTTCGTCGCTGATCTCTTCGTTCTTAACCGCCACTCGGTCCGTAAAGAGAGCCACTTCTGTAACTTTTCCCAGCATTTCTAACGCCTTAAGGCGTATCCGTGCATCTGGGTGCTCGATTTCTTTTACTATTTTCGATACCGCAAGGCTTCTTAGGTTTTCTGCCTGCTCGACAAACTTCCACTGGTAGGCCGTCACCATTCCAATGGCTGCTTTTATCTCTTCTGGCAAGTCTAGATCTAAAAGGCGTTGTTTGGCGTTGGGGTCTGCCCGGGTTAGGGCGTTGAACGCTTCTGTGGTTTTTTCTTCTTGAGCTTTGGTTAGCGTTGCTTCGTCTTCTTCATCAAAAGCCGCTAGCCACTCGGATGTTTTGTGCTGCGCACTCAGTGTTTGCGCTGGGGTGGTGGTGTTTAATTCAGTGAAAGGGGTATTGTCGGGCAGTATGTCCGGTGTATAGTCTGCGGCGGATGCTGAAACTAAGTGTTCTAAAAACAACTGCTTTTCCCCTTTGGTTGCGTGTGGTGCTCACGTATGGCTGGAGTATATACGCTTTTTTGTTTTTGTACTATACTTTCTTCACCAACGCTTTTCACTCCTTCGTTTGGGCGTTGGTTCCTTGTAATTGATTGGTACATCCTCCTTTAAGCCCCCACCTAACCCGTGGGGGTTTTTTTCTTTATACTGGGCATGTCCTTCACGTGGACACGGGGGTGGTAGTGTTTCGCTTCACATACTTGGTGCTACTACCCCCACCTACCCTCTGTCAAAAACTTGACACACCCCCCTTATTTTTTTACAAAATTTGACATTTTTTAGTTTTGCGGCTGAGGAACAGTGTTGTCCGCCTCACGCCCACATCACAGCAAAACGGGTTGGTGGGTATCGGGTGGGGTTTCAGCCTAGCCATATCTTAGTTCTCCACAACGGCTCGTGGTATAATTGAGTTATCAAGTGAGCAAATCACTTGGTCTGACGCCGACACAGTTTGTCGGCTTTTTCTTTTGGAGTTTACATATGAACGCATCACACCAAGCCGTTGTGCAGAACTTCTGCACCAAGTTGCAAGCCCACCTCGATTCGGGTGACGAGTTACGCAAGGCATTGCTCAAGGTCAAGCCCCTCTTTGATAAGGCTAAGACTGAGCAACAGATTGCCATGCGTGATCCCGTTGCCATACTCATTGGCAAGTACAAGAAGGTCAAGCCCAAGCGATTGGAGAAGGGTGACTACAAGGGCTACCTAGGCTTTGATGCTCATGGTTCAGCCGAGGAGAATCAGGCTCGCACCATGTTGCAGTATTACTTCCCGAGCAAGGTCAAGAAGGTCAGCAGTACCGCTACGCCCAAGGGTTCGGCTCAGGTAGATGTTGTGGAACAGGCTTTGGCTTTGGTCGAGGCAATGACCAAGGCTCAGCAAGACAAGTTCTTCACTCGTGTTACTCGCAAGAAGTAATTGTGCAGGACTTCTGCACAACAAGTTATACAGAATTGGTGGAGATAGCCAAGCGTGCGAGGCTTCTCTGCTGTTCTGTTTGTTGTCAAATCTAATCAATCAAGGAGAATTACCATGAAGAAAGTATCAAAACCCTTATGCCGTAGTAATGCCGAATCAAAGGCGCTTATCCCATTAACCGCATTGGAAGTAGCCCACATACTCATGGCGCTAGAGCATGACGATTGTGAAGCGGAAGAAGTAATTCACCCACTCATGGCGAAGTTAGGCTACTACATGGCTGTCGCTTACGCCAATCAGTAAGGAGTAAACCATGCAGTTCTCAACCTTCCTAGTCTGCTTGCTTTATCACGAGGGTCGTTCACCCGAATACATTGCCAAGCACCTACGCACCACAGTCGAATCAATCGAAGCAATACTTCAGAAACACTACACAGGAGAATCACCATGCTTACCAAGCAACAATGCGCACTCCTAAAAACCGTGCCGACTAAGCAACAGGTTGTGCAGAAACCCTGCACAAAACCCAAAGAAGTAGAAGTAACCATGCAGTCAGCGTTCCAGCAGTTCAGCCTTACCATTTACAAACAACACAAGGAGTAACACCATGAAAATCAAGAACAACCCAACAGGCTACTACGTCATATACAAAGAAGACGGGCTCATCTGCTCATTCCAACGCAAACCCGATGGCTCGATGAAGATGCACGACCATTATCCAACGGCACTAAACGCACTCAGAAAACTAGGTGCTAATGATGGCTTTCAAGATGGCTGGTTCATCGTAACGTCTGTCGCTTTGGCTCGTTGTAAGTGGGCAGATTGAGGGGTCGGAGAGATTTCTCTCCAACAAGTTGCACAACACCCCTTTTTACCCATTTTTGCCAATAGTCTACCATTTGAGCACAGGTGGACACATAGTGGACGCCCTCCAAGGTATATACAATATGGTTGCGTCAACTTGGCAACCTCTATATATATATATAAAAGAGAATAGAATACATAATAATAAGAGAGAAAAAAGTGGACAGAGTATTCTTGTTGAAAGACTTAGTAAGTTTAATAAAACTCTGTGGCTCGTATACACCAAGTGTACAACCATACCCAAGCCTTACTCTGTATACTTCTCATGGCGTCTACATATACGCCCACCTGCAGTGAAATGGTAGACTATTGGCAGATTTTTAGGAGAACCCTATGCAACACGCACTACGATCATCAGCCCTTGTGCAGAAAACCTGCACAACTTGCAACGAAACCAAACCCAAAAAGGAATTCCACCGAGTGCTCACCCTTGCACAAAGCAAAGCACTCTTAAAGAAACCAAACCTAACCACACGACACACCCTCTACAGTTCGTTGTGCAGAGATTGTAGAAACCAACGCAAACGCAGAACACCGCTAACCATCAAAGACCTACGCAACAAGATCAGCACAGGCGACATAAACCCCACCATAGGCGAAGCCCTGATAGCCGAAAAGAAACAAGCGATACCACGCAAACGAAGCAGAATCATGAAAGAGTATTGGCAAAAGAAACGCTTGGGCTGGCAAGACGAACTCAAGACCAACCTACAAAAGCAGGTCACAACCTATGCCAACCGCTACTACTCATACAAGAACCAACTCGGCGACAACCCGACAACCGCACAACACGCCATGCTAGAACAGCATGGATATAACTACAAAGAAGCACAACGAGTACGGCAAGACCTGCTGGAACAAGTCAAAGCAGGTGAAGAAGTGGCAGTAGATGTAAAGATAAACGAGTTAATCAAACGAAGAAAGGTAGGTGTAGCATGAGAGTAATAGTTATATTTGAGTTCGAGGGTGTTGAGCCCGATAGCCCCGAAGCAGATCGGATTGTTGAAGATATGACGGAGGAGTGCGAAACAATGGGCATAGCCTTTGATGCCAGCAACTGTTGGATTGATGATTGCGTTGCCACAATAGACGAAGGAGATGACGAATGAAATTCATGGACGACGATAGGTTTGGCTGGGCATTGGTTGTAATCACCATACTACTGATAGGTGCGCAGGTTATTCGTGCCGTTGCTAACTTTATATGGGGGTGAGCATGAGTTCAATGAAAGGCATAGCAAGCGTGGTAATCACCATGCACAAGTTAGGCAAATCCGTAGATGAGATACAGGCGATGCTCGATGACGCAGAGTTCAGAGATGCCAAGAGTGAGGTGCTCGACCTAGTTATCAACTACCTTAGCAGTATTACTCAGCAACAAGTAGCACAATCCACTAGACAAGGAGAATCAGTATGAGAGGCAGACTAAAGCAAGTGCCGAAAGGCGAGTCGTACACAGTAGATGTATTTGATGGTGGTCTACAAGGTAAGTGTGTGTATGCCAAGTATGGCTATCTGTATGTAGAAGAAGCGAAAGCGGAGATCGACCGCATGAAGTTCAAGTTCGCACAAGATGGCGTTGATACCACAAACTACCTGTACATCATTCGCCCTGTTGAAACATACGACTGGGTGCATGACGACGAGTACATCAAAGAACTAGAGGCATACGCTACAAAAGAATACCTAAAAGATCACGACCCCGTTGATGTTGGCTTGCATAGTTATGTTAATGGGTTTATTGAAGGTGTACTAGCACGAGAGGAGGAGTTGGTATGACGCTTAGTTGGGGTTGGGTAATGATGGACATAGGCGCTTGGCTCATTGCCATTGGGTTATTTATTGGTGCTGTGGCTGGGTTGTTGTGGTGCATGGCAAAGTTAATTGAGATAAGCGAAAGGAGATAGAGATGCCGAACACAAGACAATACCGCTACTTACACAAGGGCGAGAACGAGTGGCTTAGCGAACCACCCCCATCAGACGCAAGCCAAGAAGATCAGGAAGCATGGGCTGAAGAATGGGAAACCATCAGCAAAGAATCAGGGGGTGCCAAGGTGGAGTTCACCGAGGATATGTACACCAACAGCGAGTACGGCGAGATGCCTGAGTGGATCAATGTAACGATCAATGACTCAGGGGTACTGCCCTTCAAGATGGCACGAGGTGTAATGAGTGCGATTGATGGGGTCAGAGGCGTTGTGTTTCACACGCACTTTGATGTTGAGTTTTCAGAGGAGTGGGGCGGTTGGGGGTCATGCCACCTTGAATTGGGTAACACAAGCGGCGCATACCTGACCATCAGAGCCAAGCATAGTAGTGAGGAGTTGGAGTTAAACATAACCGAGCAGTTCAACCAAGCGATAGGAGAATCAGCATGAAAGAGTATCGAGTTGTAGTGGCAAGTTATTCGGTTGAGTTAGTCGAAGCAGACAGCCCCGAAGATGCCTGTGAAATAGCGATGGAAATCTTTGAACCCACAGACGAGTGGGTCATAGCAGAAGTAGAGGAAATCGAACCATTACCACAAGGAGAAACAGCATGACCACATTTACATTGCAAGACTTAACACCTGAGCAACAAGTTGCAGTAAACAACCACGAGGAGATGCACAAAATGTTTATACAAATGGGCGGTGACGTAACAGGCGGTAAGACTAACGTGATGGACGAGGTGCGTGCGGTGGGTAATACCATAGCCGAGAACACCCGACTCGAGGCGCTCGAACCACAACCTAGTGCAGAAGTTCTGCACAAACCATCACAATTAAACCCCGAGGCTGTGATTGACGAGATGCTGTTCACCATCAAGCAGAGCCTTCTCTTACTTACCACAATCATCAACCAACCTAAACCTGAGCCCGAGGGGGGAACAAATGTTCCCTCTTTACACGAAACGG